GAGAATGAATTAAAATCAATAATCAACAATGTCATCAATGGATAATAAGTTAGTCATATTATATACGATGAAGGGATGTCCCCATTGTACAGACTTCAAAGATATGTTAAAAGAAAATAACATTGAATTCTATGATAGGGATATAAATGAATACTCGGATGAATTTGATATGTTTGTTGAAATAACAGGAAAAGATTATGTTCCATCATTTATGTTGGTGGATGAGAGTGAAAGTGATGAACCAATACCAATGTTATTTGCGCCGGAAGTTGATTTCAATGAATTGAATGAAGGATTGGAAATAATCAAAAAATTTATTTTGTAATAAAAAATGTCCCCAAATATAGGGGACATTTTCATTTAAAATAATATCAAATCTTTTATTCTATCTTTAACCAACCAAGGTTTTGAATCTAGTTGGTTTTTTATATCACTATCAATATTAAATTCATTTAAGTATTCGTTTGAGAATTTATTTAAATTAAAATCGAATACATCCAACACCAACGATTTAATATCTTTATTTGAATAAATTGAATCGCAAATAATATCAATATTTAAATCATCTTCAACCACATCGGTTGTATATTTGAATAATATCTCATCTGTGACCAAAATATCAAAAAGATGATTACAGACATACTCACCATAATAAAACTCTCTCCTACCAAGATTTAGACTATAACCATAAGGGAATGATGAAGAGACAGACATAAAGTTTGTTGAATTAAAGATATTCAACTTGTCAGGTAAGAATGGAGAATAGAATTCAAGTTCAAGTTTGTTTGTATAATTGATGTTATTTAAAAATTCTTTGTTATATTCACTTGTTTGTCTATTAACTTCTTTAATGACTTCTTTGTGGTATATTGGTCTATCACTTTTATAATATGTGAAATAATATTGATTTGGACTAATTGGCTCTCGATAATCAATTAAGTCAATAATACTGAGACTTTTTAGATTAAGAAAATCAAATAGTTTTTTGTTTTCTTCAATGAATTCATCTCTGAGTTTATTTAAGTCTATAACAACATCGGATGATGTTGAACCATAAACAACCAAAAAGGATTTAAAATCAATAACTTGGAAACGTGATTTATGGATTGGGTTAATGTTTTTTATTATATAATCCGCAAAGAGATTAACCAATCCCTCTTTTGATAATGTGTTAATGTATTTCATAATTTTTTATTCAATTTATATGTAAAAAAAATCATACATTAAATAGTTAAATGAAAAAAGGAATACGGATAATCTGTCTATTTATGTGTAAACAAATTTTTTATAAAAATTATGAAAAAAATTATTTTAACTGAATCACAAATCAAAAGTATGATTCGAATGATATTGGAAAATATTGAAGGAGATAATGATATTGATGAATTAAAACGTATTGCAATAGAACACACGTATAATTCAACACCAGTTAATGAATATGGTTCATTAGAGGATTATATGGATTATGTGAACAATTATTATGAAGATTATTATCTTACAAAACATTCAAGTCCAAGTGATGATATTTTAACAACTGATATTAAAACCCCAGAACAAATGGGACAAAAGAAATACAATAGTGTAGATGGTTTTTTTGTTACAAAAGATTTGAATCTATACTCACATTCATCTTGGGGTAAACAAGGAAAGTCAAATAACTATTATGTTATGATACCCAAAAACCTAAATTTCCTTGAAACCGATTATAATTTTAGTAATATCCCTAATTTTTATGATGACTTTAAATTTGAAGGAGTTATGAGTTTGTTTAAATACAATGGGGATAAAGTTAGAGAATTGGGTTATGATGTAATTGTTCCTGATGGTGGAAAGAATGAATTGATTGTGGTTAATCCTGAAGATTTAATTGTTTTAGGTTCAACCAAAGATATTGAACAATGGTTAAGTAACAAATAAAAAAGGGACATACAATGTCCCCTCCAAAATCGTACCTACCCTTCAGTGGATTTATTTCTTTTTATAGTACTTCTCAACAACTTTCTTGATTGATTCTTGAATGTTGTTATTAGTCACCTGTCTTGGACCTGGTGTATTAGGTGCAGGTGTAGTTGAAGGGGCTGGTTGACTTTGTGGTTTGTTTTTGCATCCGCACGACATAGTAATGTGTTTTAATTGTTTATGATTCCGAATCCGTGTTTGTAACAAGTTTTTCTTAATGTGTCCTTTAATTTGTTACCATTATCGACCATTTTATTTCTTAGACAAACTGAAAGTTTAGCTCTAACATTTCTTTCACTTCCAGTTGTAAATCCATTTTCTAATAAATATTTAGCACCATCTTTTAAGTTATCAAATATTCTTCGTTCCCCATTTTCTAAGTTAATAAGAAAAAAACTTTTGAAGTTACCATTTTTTTCTTGATTGTACTTTGATAATTTAAGTTTAACCTTTTCAGTTAAAACATTTCTTCTAGAATCACTAACCAATGCTAAATTGTAACCAAAATCCATTTCGTAGGATTTATATTCATTAATATAATGATTTTCTCTTGAAATTAAATCTTTTTCTTCACAATACTCCAATATTTCAAATGTGAAATTATCATCTCCATTTTTATTAAATGATTTTTGTAGATAAATGTTATCGTGAATACCTTTTTTTAACATCCAAAAATGTTTATATTGTCGGTTAGAAAGGTTTATTGAACTTCCGATATAAACTTTATTATTTGTTTTGTTTAATATTTTGTATATACCACAATTCATAAAAATCTATATATATAAATATCAAATAACAACTTAATAGTGTATTCTTGGACTATTTATTATATGTAAATAAAAATATATTTTAATTATATGAAAAAAATTATCATAGATAGTAAACAATTTGAGAAATTGGTAAAGGTTCTTAAAGAACAAGATGAAGAATATTACAAAATATCACCACAAGATTATTTGGATTTATTAAAATACGCATCATATAATCCCAAGGTTACTGGTATTAAAAAGTTTAAAGGTAAACCATTATACATTACAGGTAATTTGAAATTAATTGGGTCAGATAACACTATGACTAATTTGGGTAATGTTGCAATTGTTGATGGTGATTTGGATGTATCAGGTGTTCCACTTCAAACATTGGGAAATGTAAAAGTTATGGGTAGTTTGAACATAAGTAATACCAAAATATCAAGATTGGATGGTGTTTATGTTAAAGGATGGGTTCATGACTATGGAACACCAATTGCTGCGATGAGAATGAGAAGAGAAGAATTAAAGAAAATGGGAGAAGCTGAATCAAGGAGAGAAGATAATGATTGGGGATTAGATAATCCTGATATTGATGAAGAGGGATTGGCAGCAAATGCTTTATTTAACCATTTAGTTAGAGAGGGTAAATTAGATGAAATAGATGAAGAAACCATTACTGAAATTAAATCTAAAATGGAGGAATATGAAGATATTCAATACAGATATAAATCAATAAAAGACACAGCAACCAAAGAAGAATTAGAAAGTTTAGAAGATAAGAGTATTGATTTACTTAATGAAATTGAAGAACTAAAATCACAAGGTGCTGATGTATATTATATAATCCCAACAAATTATAAACCTTATGGAACATTATATAGTTTTGAGGTTACTGGATTGAGGGGTAAAGAATATATGGTTGGAACATATGACGATATGTATGATGCTGCAGTTGACTATCAAGAACAATTATTAGATGAAATTGGATTAAATGGGTTGTCTAATTATTTATTAATGGATAATATTGATAAAGAATCTATCAGAGAGTATATTGAGGAGTTTTATGAAAGGGATATAAGGGATTATCCTGAAGGATATTTTAGAAAACAAGATTTTGAACTAACTGATGAACAAGAGGAAAGAAAAGAACAATTGGAGAATCAGATAAGTGATTTGAAAGAACAATTGGAAAATACACAAGAGGAAGATGAAATTAATGATTTGGAACAACAAATAGATGAACTTCAAGATGAATTAGATAGTATTGTACCTGATGATGAACCAACAGAAGAAATGATTGAAGAAAAAGTAAGTAATTATGTTAGAAAAGCTATGGATAATCCAGTTCGTTGGTTAAAAGGTATGGATATGGAAGATAGTATTCATAGTTATGTTAATGTAAAAGGTGTTGCTGAAGATATTGTTGATAGTGATGGTATTGGAGTAATATCAAGTTATGATGGAACATATGATGATGTCTTTATTTCAGGACCTGATGGTACTAGATACAATTTTGTTGTTGTAAGAACAAATTAATTTATTTTTTAAAAAACTTTAGTTATATTTTTGATATGGGAAAAAATAAATTAAAGTTTGTGATGGACACAGATTGGATATTTGATGGAGTCATAGACGCAGAACAGAAACAATATGTTTTATTAGGTTATTTCCAAAAATTGAATAAACAATTGGAAGAAATGAAAGTCTATCCTATGTTTACTGAAATAACACTACATCTTGCTAATGTCCAAAACATCATCAAAAATAATAAAATATTATATACAGATAAGAAACTCACCAGTTATGATGATGAGTTAACTTTTATTGATTTAAAAACAAAAGATTTACCTCCACTCAAAGTCACCGAATTAAACGAACTCAAAACTATATTACAATATAGTTTATCCAAACTCCAAGATTACTTTGATATTATTAAATCAATATGGACAGTTGTTTATGATTCAATAGAAATAGTATCGATATATAATGAAGATAACATTGGTTCTAAGAAAGGTTATTTCTATACCAAATCTAGTCAAATAATAAAGATTTGGGAGTACAATATCAGAAAGTACAAGGGCTATGATAAGTTCAATATTGTAGAAAAATTTGGGGATGATTTATTAAAACATATACACTCATCCGATAATACACTACCAGCATTTTATCTTCATTGTGAAAAAGACATACCAATGGAAGAAACTTTAATTCCATTATTCAAGAGAAAGGTTATGTCATATGTATTACAGACAAAAAACTTAACAATAAGGTAATATTGAAATTTGGTTTTATTAACAAACTAAGATTATATATAATCAGTTAATAAACCAAAAAAATTATTTTATGAAAAAAGTTTTATTTTTATTCATTGTATTAGCAACAATTTTAACATCTTGTGGAACAAAAGATAAATGTGTTGATACAATATGTCCAAATGGACAAATTTGTGTTGATGGCACTTGTCAAGGTATATCAACAAATGTTATTATCACATCAAACATTACAACAAACACAACTTGGACATCCGACAACATCTATGAATTGGCTGGAAGAATTACCATCACAAATGGTGCAACACTCACAATTGAACCAGGAACGATTATTAAAGGACAAGCTGGTACAGGTTCAAATGCAACTGCCTTATTAGTATCAAGAGGTTCTAAATTAATCGCAGAAGGAACATCAAACCTACCAATCATCTTTACATCTGTTGCGGATGAAATCACATTGGAACAAGTAAGAAATGGTAACTTCGTAAGTCCAAATTTAGACCCAACTTCACAAGGTTTATGGGGAGGTGTGATTATTCTAGGTTATGCTCCAATATCAGCCTCAGCATCTGAAGTTCAAATTGAGGGAATACCAACGACTGATTTAAATGGTTTATATGGTGGTAATAATCCAAATGACAATTCTGGTGTATTAAAATATGTTTCGATTAGACACGGAGGTGCAAATATTGGAAATGGAAATGAAATCAATGGTTTAACATTGGGCGGTGTTGGTTCATCAACAATAGTTGAAAATATTGAAATTGTTGGAAACCAAGATGATGGTATTGAATTCTTTGGTGGTAATGTAAATGTTACTAATCTTATTGTTTGGTATTCAGGTGATGATGCAATTGATACTGACCAATCTTGGGGTGGAACATTAAATAATTTCATTGTAATATGTGGGAATGCCACAGACCACGCATTAGAAATTGATGGTCCTGAAGGTACTTATTTAGCTTCAAATACAATTAAAAATGGTTCAGTTAAAGGTAGTAGTGAAGCTGAATTGGGTGATTTTAGAGCTTGTCCAAGAGGAAGTTTTGAAAATATTTTCTTCTTTGATTTTCCAGACCCATCAATTAGTGGAAGAGGTGATTTATCAATATCAAATCCAACAAATTCTACATGTTCTATAGATAATTTAACTAACGGAGTTTTGACTTTTTCTAATTTACAAGTTATACTTCCTACAAATGTCTTATTGAGTAACGTGTTCAAAAATGGAACAAGTTCATATGCAACCAATGTAACTAATAGAAGTATTGGTGCAAACAAAACAATATTCAATTGGACTTGGTCGGAACAAGCAAATCAGTTATTAGAGTTTTAATCTAAACACAAACTTATTTAAAGGTTCTGACAAAAGTTAGAACCTTTTTTTATTTACTAAAATCTAATAATCATATGGAAAACCTTAAACTAAGAATGACTCTAACCGATGGAAAAGGTTGGAAAGAAACAAAAATTATTCAATTATCACACTACCTTTTAGAAAAAGAAAAGGGAAATAGTTTACTTGATGAAACCTTGGAAAAATTAATTGATAGTCAAAAGAATGTTGAAGATAATATTGAACAAAATAAAACAACTTATCAAAAATGGAGACCTTAATGAAAACTTGGGAAAATAAAGAAATGGTTAACCACCCCAGTCATTATGGGGGAGAACAAGACCCATATGAAGTCGTAAAAGTATGTGAGGCTTGGGGACTTGACAAAGATGCGTATCTATTCAATGTAGTTAAATATGTTGGAAGAGCTGGTAAAAAAGATAAAAATAAAGAAGTTGAAGACCTTAAAAAAGCTCTTTGGTATCTTAATAGAAAAATTGAAAACCTACAGAAGTAAATGAACGTACTGAGTCTTTTTGATGGGATGAGTTGTGGACAAATCGCATTGAATCGTGTTGGGATTAAATATGAAAATTATTATGCTTCTGAGGTAGATAAACATAGTATCAAAGTAACCCAACACAACTATCCTAACACGATTCAATTGGGAGATATTACACAAATAAATGGAAGTGATTTACCAACAATTACATTGATGTGTGGTGGGTCACCCTGTCAAAATCTTTCATTTGCTGGTAAAATGAAAGGGATGTCAACAAAAGAAGATATTGAAATATTAACATTAGAACAGTATCTTAAATTAAAAGATGAAGGTTTTGAATTTCAAGGACAATCATATTTGTTTTGGGAATATGTAAGGCTATTAAAAGAAGTTAAACCAAAATATTTTTTATTGGAGAATGTTAAAATGTTAAAAAAATGGGAAACCATAATAAGTAATGTCTTGGGATTAGAACCGATTGAAATAAATTCAACCTTGGTTTCAGCCCAAAACAGAAGAAGATTATATTGGACAAACATTCCAAATATTAATCAACCAATTGACAAAGGAATTACTTTAAAAGATATCATTGTTGATGACTCTTGTAATATGACTATTGATGAAAAAATAGATTCATTAACTAAGTCTTATGGTAACCCTATAACCATTAATGAAGATGGTATTGTAACACTATATGCGAATAATGGAAAAAGAGTTAATATAGATTTATCCAACGAAGTACCATTTTCATTTTATGAAACTAGAACTAAGGAGGGTAAAGAAATGAGGAGAAAAATAAGAATTGAAACTGGTAGAGATTCAACTCCAAGGAGTAAAGAATTTAAGATGTATGCACCAAATAAAAATAACAAAGGTAATTGTTTAGTAACTGTTGAAAGTCCTTTAGATTTTATTGTTGACTCAACTTGGAAATACAGAAAACTTTACCGAATTGAAATGGAAAGACTACAAACAATACCTAATGGATATACTAATGTTGTAAGTGATAGTCAAGCAAGAAAGATGTTAGGTAACGGATGGACAGTTGATGTAATAACACATATATTTAAAAACATAGAATTATGAATAAGATTTTTTTGATTGATATTGATGGAACAATATGCGAAGATATTAACAATGAAGATTCCCATTTATTTCCATTTGCATTACACTTTGAAGATAGTAGATTACTATTAAATAAGTGGTATGATGAAGGAAACATTATAACTTTTTTTACCGCAAGAGAGTCAAAAGATAGACATATTACGGAAGATTGGTTAAGATTGAAAGGATTCAAATTCCACGGACTAATAATGGATAAACCAAGATGTAAGGATGGTCAAGAATATCATTGGATTGATAATAGACCAGTCAAAGCAACAACTTACAAAGGTACTTGGAGTGAATTAATAAAAACAGAAACAAAAATAGAAGTGTTTAAATGAATGTATTAAGTTTGTTTGATGGGTTAAGTTGTGGTCAAATTGCCCTAAATAGAATTGGCATAAAATATGATAAGTATTTTGCATCCGAGATTGATAAAAGTTCAATTAAGGTTACACAACAAAATTATCCCAACACAATTCAATTGGGGGATATAACGGAAATTAAAGGAAGTGATTTACCACCAATCGACCTTCTTATAGGTGGGTCACCTTGCCAAGGATTCTCAAAGGTAGGGAAACAATTGAATTTCGATGACCCAAGGAGTAAATTATTCTTTGAGTATGTTAGACTATTAAAAGAAACAAATCCAAAGTATTTTTTATTGGAGAATGTTGTAATGAGAGAAGAATGGCAAGATGTAATCACTGAACATCTTGGTGTGAAACCAATTAAGATTAATAGTAGATTAGTTTCAGCACAAAATAGACCAAGGTTGTATTGGACAAATATTCCAAATATAACACAACCAAAAGATTTGGGATTAAATATTTGTGATGTTATCACTCCAGACTTTAAGGACAAATATCCAAACTATTTAGATTTACCATTCTATGGTAGGGGAACAAGAAAGGATGTTGTTAAGTCATATAGAGACAAGGCATCTTGTTTAACGGCATCAATGTATAAAGGACAGGTTTCATCTTTTTGTAAAAATGAATTGGGTCAGATATACAAATATACACCACAAGATTGTGAACTATTACAAACAGTACCATTAAATTATACAAGGGGAGTCTCAAACACCGAAAGGTTTAAATTACTTGGGAATGGATGGACTGTAGATGTGATATCACATATTTTTAAAAATATGAAAGAAGGGTCAAATTAGACCCTTTTTTTATTTATGTTAATATTTATAAATAAAAAAATATGGAAATCTTAACTGAAAAAGAGTTTAGGACAAAAATCAACATAATTTATCAACAAGAAAGAATAAAAATTCTTAATGAAAAATGGGATAGATTATCCAAAGATGACAAGTTGATAATAATTGAAATGTTTAAATTATTAAATCCTAATGTGAAAATTCCAATAAACGAAGCTAAATGGTATAACACTGTTTTGGATTGGGCTGGATTAATACCTGGTATTGGTTCGGCGATTGATTTGGTTAATGGATTTGATTATTGGAGACAAGGTGATAAATTATATGCTATTTTATCTTGGATTGGAGCATTACCTATTTTTGGTGATTTAATTGCAGCACCAGTTGTTTCTGTTTTAAAACTTGGTGGGAAAGGAGCTGAATTATTTAAAGGAGCTGTTTTGGCTAAAGATGCCGTTAAGATAGCTGAAGCAGCAAAAAATCTTGGAGGTCCTGTTGCTAAAATGATTGAAAAGGCACCATCATGGGGAGTAAAACTAATTGAGGTATTAGAAAAAAGTGTTGGTAAGTTTCCTTGGTTAGGTAAAGGTTTAGTTGAAACTGTAAAGACATGGGTTGATTTATTTGTAAAAGCAGGTAAAGGTGGTTTAATATTTAAACCATTAGGTAGACAAGCTGTTAGAAAGTTAACAAATAATACAAAATTTTATTTAGGATTATTAGATTCACTAGGTTTGGGTAATTTTTCTGGACCACCAGAAGAATTAATCAAAAAAGTTCCTGACTTAGCTGATAAAATGGCCGAATTTGAATCAACACCCCAAGGACAACAATTAAGTTCTATGGGTAGTGAATTACCAATGAAATCTGAACTACCAACATTTACTCCACCTCAAACATCATCACCTCTATCATCAATGGTTAAATCAGTTGACCCAATTGACGCTTTGAAATTATTGGTGATGTAAATTAAAAATAATTAACCCAACATTTTATATTATAAAAAACTCAATATTTATTAATAAAAAAACAATAAATGAAAAAATCACACAAAATGGTCCTGATTGAAAGTGGAATAAGAGATATTAATTCTCTTGCTCTTCGCTACAAAAAAGCGAAGGTCTACTTTCATCAGGACCTTTGACTGGATGGAGTTACATCTGCATTAGGAATGAAAAAATACTTGGAAGATAATGGTATCAAAGTAGTTGATGCTGAAGTCATCCAATATGGTGACCAAGAATGGGCAATAAAGAAACCCGAAGCAAGTGGTGGAGTTATGCCTGTGTTGGTTGACTTTGCTCACGGAAAACCAATGTTTTTGATTCACACAGACCACCACGATTCACAATCAGGTGTTGAGGGTGATACGTCAACAAGTTTCAAAAGTGCGAGGTCTAATGTTGAAACAATATCAGGTATATTATCACCAAAAGATTTGTTTCCATCAGGAGATATTAAATTAATTTCAACTGTGGATTCGGCCAACTTTAGGGTTATGGGAATTTCAATTGATGATGTTAACAATTATATCTTTAATCTTGATAAAGGTTTACCTGTAGAAAAAAATAAAATGTTGATGGGATTAGTTACCAACAAATTATTATTAGCATTTAAGAACAAAAAAGGATTTTTAGAAAGATTAGTTTTAGAGTGTGAGCCTTCATTGATTAGTATTCTCAACAAGATAAAACAAATTATGAAAGAAGAAGGTTGGTCAGGTGTTGAAGATTTACAGATGAATAGGGAGAAGTATATTGAACAGATGAGAGGTTATGGTAAACAATCATATGAAGATGGCATCATTATTAAAGATGGTGGTGGAAGTATGATAAAACCTGGTTCATATGATAGATATGTGAGTTTTAAATTATATCCTGATGCTGATTTTCAAGTTATTACTTGGGGTTCTGTTGGACTTTTACAAGTTTCTTGTAATCCTTTTAAGGAACAACGAGGACTAAAAGGAATTGATTTGGGGGAAATAAATAGAGGCATTCTTGAAGGAAGAAAGAGTGAATTGGAACAAATTAAAATTACTGCAAATAGATTAAAAAAAGTTGCTGAGACTAGTAAAAAATTCGTACCTGGTGAGAGTGTTGGATTTACGGCAAAAGACCTAGTAGCATTTTATGGTAATAGTATAAAAGGGTATAATGAAATACCAAGAAAGTTTGAAAACTTTTTATCAAAGAAATATCCTGATTATGAAAGAGGATTAGAAGAATGGAAAAAAATTGTTAGTAAAACAATGAGTAAACCTTATGTTGAATTAAGTGAATTTGAATTGGCTGTATTAGATTCTATTTATACAACTGCTTATGATGTAATCAAGAACAATAGTGGCGGACACAAATGTATTACTAATTTCCAAACATCAGCATTAGGTGGTGGTTTTGGTCCTTACAAAACAACTGATTTTATTAAAGAAATAAAAGATGAGTTTGTTCAAATTCTAAAAGACAGAATTAATGCCGAGAAAGGGGACAATGTAAACGAAAACTATTTTAGGGGTATTATTAAAAAAGTAATGAAAGGTTAAGATTAAAGGGGGAATAATACATTATCCCCCTTTTTTATTCCTAATTTTTTACAAGTTCCACCTTTTACTTCAAGTATAAAGTTTCCTTCACCACAATAATTTTTATGTGATTCATCAGTCATTGGTTGACAATTGTGATATATTTTGGTTATGACATCATTATCAATAAAGATTATATCTAAAGGGATAATACAATTTTTCATCCAAAAACAATGTTCTTGGTTTCTCATTACAAATAACATTCCATTGAATGTTTTGTCAAAGGTTTTGTTCATCATACCTTCTTGAGTTTCTTCAGGTGATGTTTGAATTTTTACCTTGAAAATGTTGTCATTTATACTTAACTTCATATATATAAATATAATAATAATTCATTATGGGAAATTGTGCAGGTATTTTATTAAAATATAAAAATCATTGTTTATTATGTAAAAGAAGTCAAAAAGGGAGTTTACCAGGTATTTGGTCAGTTCCTGGAGGACATTTGGAGAAAGGTGAAAGTATTCAAGATGGTGCTGTAAGGGAGTTTAGGGAAGAGACAGGATATCAGATTGTTGATAACTTGGATTATGTGGCAACATTGAATGGTGGGTCAAAAATGAAATTCTATTTGTTCTTATATGAGATTGATAAAAAGATAAATATTGATTTGGATGAAGCAATTGATGGTAGTGAACACGATGAATGTGGTTGGTATACCAAAAAAACTTTACCTAAAAAGGTAGAAAATCAACTTTTTTTTATAATAAATAAGATTTTTTGAAAATTTGATATATTTATATTTCACAAATCCCCAACTTCCCTTTCTTATGTTGGTCAATATATAGAACTCCGATAATTGTAAAAAATTATTGGAGTTTTTTTATTTGGTTGGAACTTTATGGTTGTTTGATTGGTTATACTATTATTAACATCACAAATAATATCAAATATGAAACACGTAATTCCATCAACAAGTCTTACTTCGGTTATCAAAGCTGAGAAAAACAATAATGGTGCTTCTTTTGTGATTAAATCACTCAAAACTGGTAAGGAGTACACTTACACAATCACAAAATCCCTTTTCAATGGTAAGTGGTACACTCACATTAGTGTGGAGATGGAATATATGAATTTCAAACGCATTGGAACTTATTTCAGTGGTAAAATATACAATAAAGGAAATGTGGTTAACATTCCTACTGCCACAGCGATTGCTTGGGTTTTATCCAAAGTTGAAGAGGGAAAATTTGACTTATTGAATGAAAATGTTGAAATTTCCCATACTGGTAGTTGTTTACGTTGTGGGAGAGTATTGACTGATGGTCAAAGTATTGAAAGAGGTTTGGGACCTACCTGTTCAAGTAAATAAAAAATTATTGGAGTTTTCTTTTTATTAAAAATCTTTTCTTATTTTTGTGTTCACAACAATAAAACTTACACATATTTGCTGTTATAAGTATGTAAAAATTACGATTATGGAAAATATTAATTTGAAAAGAGGTGATATGGTTAGGGTTTTTGATTACGGAAACGAAATTTTTGATGAAATTGTTACAATCATCCTTAATGATGTTATTTCAGGAGAAATTGTTTATAAACGTAATGATGGTGAAAAAATTTTGTTTTCTGGACAAGGGTATTTTGAGTAATTTTTATTACTTATAACATAAATATATACACACTTTTGACTATGTGGTGGAATTGATAAACACTAAAAAAAAATAATCAAACTTGGAACTTTATGGTTGTTTGATTGGTTATAATAGTATTGAATCACTTAATAAAAAACACAATCATATGACTACTGAAAAAACATTGGGACAGATTTTATTAGGTAAAAGCAATGGTTTATTAGTTAATAACAATGGTGAATATATCTATGTCATTAGATACTACAACAAAAACACATTGAAGTATCAGGTCATCTTTTCTAAAGGTTTGACTGAGATGGCAAGAAAACCAGCATTGAACACCACTGTTGAGAAGAAAGTATTGAAATTAATTAACGATGAAAATTATCAATTGGTAAAATAATTTAAAAAAATAAAATATGAACTTATTAAAATTGTTTCTCCCTAAAGAGAAAATACAAATAGTTACAGAAGTTGAAAGTTGGACTGTAACTTGGTATGTAAAAACGGGATGGTCAGATGATACACGAAGACAAGCAAAGGTTTTCATTAAAAATGAAGATGCGAAAGAATTTGAAAAACAATTACTTGAACAAGCTAAATTCATAGGGTGTTGGATAAAAACCAATTTAACTAAGAATTAAAAAATAAAATTATTATGAAAGCAGAAGAAGCTGAAAACTGGAATAATGTTCATTATAGAATGAATCAAGAAGGATTCCACTATTGTTTCAAACACTACTCCTCGTTCAAAGAAATAGAGGATGAAAAATTCCACGAGTTAAGAAAAAAATACTTGGAAGTCGCCAAAGAATTGGAGGAATATGTCAAAAACAAAGTTAATGAAGCAAATTGGGAATTAGAATATGATGATGAAGACGAAGATGAATATTGAAAATAGAAAAACCAAATTTGAATATACATTCCTTGAAACTTATCAAGCTGGAATTGTATTGACAGGAATGGAAGTTAAATCCATCCGTAATGGAAATGCGAATTTAACTGACACTTATTGTTATTTTAAAGACCAAGAATTGTTTGTTAAAAATATTTCAATATCTTTACCAAATGGAGAACCAAAAAGGGAAAGAAAGTTGTTATTAAAGAAATCTGAGCTTAATAAATTGAAATCAAAACTTATTAATGGTTTAACAATTGTCCCAACCAAAATTTATGTTAATGATAGGGGACTGGTTAAAGTTGAAATAGTCTTGGCACAAGGGAACAAACTTCACGATAAAAGAAATTTGATTAAAGAAAGAGATATTCAAAGAGAACTTCAAAATAAATCAAAATGGTAACTAAGAAGGTAGTAAACAAAACCACATTCATTCAAAAAGTTGAAAATCGTACATTGAGTTGGAATTGTAGAAAAAACAATTTTCACATACAAATTGAAAGACACAATTTATCTTGGTATATTTTAGCTCACAGAAAAAAAGATGATGTTTATTGGAACTCTTTATGGACTGAAATGTGTTGGAATAATTTAGAAGATGCAATGGAATTCGCAAGTAATTTTAATTACAATAAAATAACTCAGACAAATGAACACGACAATGTATAACATCAAGATTGTTAATGAAAAATTTGGAACAATCCTTAACGAGAATTTCATTAACGATGTTCAATTCAAGTTGTTTCTTAAAATGATTCAAGGTTCTTTGGAACTTAAAAATGCGTTAACATTTTTCAATGGAGTTGACTTTTTGGTACATATTCCTTATGATAAACTTGTTGATTCAATAATTACAACCAATGTAAATACTTATGATATGACAGAGATTGTCAAATCAAAGATTGAAGCTCTAGTCACAAAATAAACTTTAAATTACTTGGATATGAAATTGTTTTTATTTGGTATGTTTGTAGTTCTTATGGTAGCTTGTTGTCCAGCAAAGAAAGCTTGTTGCGCTAAAGTTGAGAAAACCTGTCACAAGGTTGAAAAAGATAGTTCTTGCCATAAGAAGTAGTTTCCTTATTTAGAAAAATGAGGTGGTGGAGTCCGATTCTATCGGTCCTATAAAAGGAGACGTAATTGTCTCCTTTTTTCATTTTATTGTTATATTTATAAATAAAAAAATATGGAAGATAAAATTAAAAAAACAGTAATGGAAGAAGCTAAGAAAAGAGGTTTAATCCTAGAACAAGAATCAGATAAAGGTGATTTTGTTGAAATGATATCATTGTTATTTCATTCAAGAACTCAAGCACACACATTTCACCTTCAAACTGAATCATTTGCCGAACATAAGGCATTAGAAGGTTATTATGATGGAATTGTTGGTCTCATAGATAGTATTACAGAATCGTATCAAGGTAAATATGGTATTGTTAAAGGTTATAAAAACTATCCTTTAGTTGAATATAAAGGTAATGAATCAACTGTATCTTTCTTTCATAATGTTTGTGATAAAGTAACCAAACTTAGGGATTGTTGTAAAGATAGTTGGTTACAGAATGAAATTGATAATGTCTGTACACTTTTGAATCAAACAATATATAAACTAAAATACTTAAAATAAAAAAAATCCCCACCATAAAAAGTGGGGTTTTATTTTTGTGGGTTAATAGGTATAAAGACAGAATCTTTAATATTTATAGTTTATAGAAAAAATATTATGTCATTAATTAATCAAAAGAAAATAATACAATTATTAAAAGAGTATAACTCCAAACATAGTGATATTCTTACTGAATCCAAACTTAAAGTATTGATAGATAAGATTGGAATGTCGGAAGAAAATGCAAAAATACTTGATGATAAGTTCGGTCCTTTATCAGTATGGATGGCTAAAAAAATAGGTGAATATTATTCCAAAAATTTTCCAAATGATTATCGTACACCTCAAGAAGCATTAAAAGGATTGTTTTTTAGAACCAATTATTGGATAACTCAATTTTCATCAATCAAAGATTACATTGTTGTTGGATTAAATGGAAATAAGTCATCTTTGGATAATTTGAATTATTCGGAAATTTATAACAAATCCAAAGAATGGCACGATAGTTTGAATGTTGGTGATAGTAAAATAAATTATATTGAAAACAATCCAATCCTAATTGATTTTAGGAATGAAAATGGTACAGGGTATTATTGGGCTGACCTACAAACGAATAATTCCACTGAAGAGTGTGAAAGGATGGGACATTGTGGAAGAAGTTCTTCTGGGTCATTATATTCATTAAGGAGCTATAGATTTACACCAGATGGAAAGTATAAGGTTAATGATAGTCATTTAACAGCATCAATAAGTAATGATGGGATAATATACCAATTAAAAGGTCCTAAGAACTCAAAACCAAAAGAAGAATATCATAAATTCATTTTACCTTTATTTGATTTACAAGATGAAGATGATGATTATTTCATCAAAGGATTTGGAACTGAATATGCTTCACAACAAGATTTCAAATTAGAAGATTTACCAATACAAACACTCAAAGATTTGTATGAAATTAGACCTGAAATATTCAAATCAAGAGGGTTAAAAAGTAAAATGGCTGAATTGGGAATTGAAATAGAAGTTGAACCATTACCAACAGATTTTTATGTGGAAATAGAGTTTGATTCTATACATTATTATATTGATAATGATGAAGTAATTTACACCACAAAAAACCAAAGTAGTAATCCTTATAGTTCAAGGCATGTGGTGAATAAAACATACTTATCACAAGCTCTTTTAGACCGCAACAAATTTGATGAATTATATGAATGGATTAGTGAAGAATATTCATTACCTAGTTATAAAGAACCATCATTAGAAAAAGTTTTAAAAGAAAATGTTTATGGTGGATTAAGGTCACATATGATAAGATTATTAAAAATGATGAAACCAACTGAAGAACAATTAAAACAATTGGAAGAAGTTGAAAAGATTACAGAATGGAGTTTACAAATATCAAGACTGGCTAATTTAATAAGAGAAATTGATACCAGAAATTTAATTATTAATTATATTTACGAAGTTTATCACAATTGTTATCGTGATAGTATAGCTGATTCGGCAATTGGAAAATTAAAAGAATCTTTATTAACTACACTTGAAGGTTATGGTTCAGTTATTTGGAATGATTATGGAGTTGATATTAGTATTGATATTGAAGGTGATATTGGAGAACTTGTTGATATTGATGACCCAGAAGTTATTGAAGTATATGATAGAATAGAAGAAGATTATGGTGACTTTTCTACCTCCGATGTATTTAAAGAGTTAGTTGGTAGAGACATTATATCAAAACCTTATTGGGGAAGACCTGATATAGATGAAGTTGATATTGACAATGATTACTTCAATGAACAACTAAATGACAGCTTAAATTATATTGAAAGATACCATTTATGAAATTAAAAGAAAAATATTACCATAAAAAAATCCTAAATTTATTAAAGGAATATAATGATAATTTTGGATTGTTGAATGAATCCAAAAAAGAAATCCTAATGGATAAGTTGGGATTAAGTCCAAATATAGCTGAAGTATTCGATGAAGTTTGTGGAAAATTAGCAATATGGTTGGCTAACAAATATCTAAAATATTATTATGAAGATAATAAAACTAAGTCAAACCCTGGTGTTGCACATAAAGATATGTTAAAATGGGCACAGCATCGTATAAATTCAATGACCACATCTACACTCAGAAGAGTATTACCTGGAATAATGGATTATATCCGAGTAGGATTAAATGGTAACAAAAGTAGTTTGGATGATTTATCAATAGTACAAATTGCTTCACTATCAACTCAATGGCACGACCAACTAAATGTTGGTCAAGGTAAGATAAATTATATTGAAAATGCTCCAATCCTAATTGATTTTAGAAATGAAGATGGTGAAGGATATTATTGGGCTGACCTAAATGTTAAAAACTCACCTGAAGAATGTGAGAGAATGGGACATTGTGGAAGAAGTTCTTATGGTTATCTATATTCATTAAGAAGTGATAGAGTTTTACCAGGAGGAAAATATAAGTTAAATAGAAGTCATTTAACTGCTGCAATTGGAAGTAATGGGATATTATATCAATTAAAAGGTCCTAAGAACTCAAAACCAAAAGAAGAATATCATCAATATATCGAACCTTTATTCTATACTTTAGGTGGTGGAGGAGAAGAAGAGGATTATTTAATCCAAGGTTTTGGAACTGAATATGGTGCTGACCAAGATTTCAAGTTATCTGATTTACCTGATGTAACAATTAGAAAAATATATAACGATAGACCTAAATTATTTAATACAAGAGGTTTAAAAAGAAAGTTGGGTAAGATGGGTATTATTGATTTTGAACCTACCCAAACAAAATTTGTTTTGGAACTATCACCAAATGAGCTTGGAACATATTTACAGGGTGATACTTATTCAACTCGTAGATATAAAAATAGTGAGGGTAAAGAGATGGTTAAAAGAGAAAGTTGGTATGAACAAATAATGTCCGATTCAATTTGGGATGATGTTTGGCATATGGATTGGGGAAGTGATTGGAAATCAGCACTTGATTACTATGTAAACCCTGAAAATGAAAAATTAATTGAGTCAATCATTAACGAATGGATTAGTAAAAGTGGTGATGAAGTTGATGAAGATATATCTTTGGAGGAAAAAATAGAACAATATGATAATAATGACGATATCCGTAACGCTTTGAGTTCAACAGAAAACGATATTGCTGGTAATGAATATGTTGATTATTTAAGAGACACCTTAAAATCAGCTTTAGAAGAATATGGTAGTGTATTTGAATTCAGTGATGAGACAATTAAGATACAAATTGATTTGAAAGATTATACTAATAATATTGATGAGGACACTCTTGATGAATACTATGAGAATTGTTATGATAATCCTAGTTGTGTATTTAATGAATTATTAAGTGAAGGAAGTATTGATTTTCCAAAACCTAGTTTCAATGACAATTGGTATCCTGATATAGATAGACATATATATAATCAATATTTAACAGATAGATTAAACGAAATATAAAATGAAAATAATAATAACAGAAAGTCAGTATAAACTAATATTGGAGAATGAGGAATATCTCGGACAGATTATGGAATTAATTGAAACATTTGATGAAACAAATATTGAT